TACGACTGATCTCGTTCCATCTTAGGAACTTATGCTTGACCAACTGTCGTGCCACAAAGATAGGTGCTTTGATATGAAAGGATGCAAAACAGTGACCGAATGGTGACAGGTGTTTGTTCTTAGCTAGGTACTGGATTAGTTTGGTATCTTTCTGTGACATGACATAGACACCCTTGACCATATCAATACACTCAAGCTCACTCTTCTTACCAAAGGATACCCTAGCTGCATTAACTACACTAAGATCACTACCCATGTGGTCTACATATGTTACCTCAATCATCCTTTGATCCTTTGTGTTTCTCTTTACGTACTGGCTTAGGTTTCTTCTTGTCAGGCACAACCCTTGGCCTATACTTGGGTTGCCTCAAGTCCTTAGCCATTGGGTTGCGCCTGTTGTTCATCCTACCAAGTGTCCACGTCAGCTAGTTCCTGATATGGAACATGCTCCAAGACACCCACCTTCTCTAGTCGAACAGATGCGGTTGCACCTTCACCATAGACAGAGATTCGTACCTTGGCTTCAGTTCCATTACCTAGTTCTCCATCCTCAATGAAGTCCCAAGGAACAAGAGTTTCACCCTTGGTTACAGAAGGAGCACCGCCAAAGGGTTCGATACCAGACGGATGAACATTCGGACGCTTGAGTTTCATACCCTTACGTCCATCAGCTACACTGTATTCCTTGATCATTTGGTTTCCCATTGACTCAGTAGGGAACCCAAGGTCTACCATGCGGTTGATTTCTTCGTCATCCTTTGGGATGAACACAGTATTGTACTGACCTTGGGTACGTTCATGGTACTCACTGTCATCCATGTTGTCGGTGTGTAGTCGGGCATAGTAGAGTGAGCCTACGAAATCACCGATTTTAGTTTCTTTTTTTGCCATTGTTATCTCCTTTAGGCGTTGCTGATTTGTTTAATATACACGAAAAGACATAGCTTGTCAAGAGGTAAATTAGAGGAAAGATAGAAATAATTATCCCTAGTATACTCAATGGGTATCCTTCCAGTTCTTGCCTATGTCTGTCGATCCTGCTAGTGGACATAGCATGTTGAACTTAGCTCCTGTGTCCACGATACTCTGCCTTTGCATATCACCTAACTGTTCAGCTAACTGATACGATCCTTTTACTTCTGTCTGCCACTCATCGTGAGGCCATGTCACTAGCTTGAATGGAATGTCCTGTAGCTTGGCTACTCTTGTCCATTGCAAGGCTGCGTGTTTCATTATGACACTCTCACCATTCTGTAGCATACCTGCCAGTGCCTTGTGTTCAGATGGTACGACAACCTTACGTCCATCCAAGCCCTTGAAGTACCCACGTTTAGCTACATGAGGTATGATCTTCTTCTTTAGGTCAGCTAGTCCTTGGATAGATTCCATAAAGTTATCAACAGCTTGCTTGGCTTCACGTTGATTGACCTTAAGTATCTGACTGATCTTAGCTGTACCTGCCCCTAGCAGGAAGGCATAGATGAATGTCTTAGCCATGTCCCTAGTAATGTGTGACATACCTAGAGCCTTACGGTTAAGGTTGTGTATGTCTGTCTCATCCTCTTTCTTACCTGACACAATAGCATGGACATACTCTTCTGACTTCATTAGGTGTGCCAATACCCGTAGTTGGATACCTTCAGCATCTGTGCCGACTAACCAACTGTCCTCTGGCACTGACCACAATGCCCTGAACTGTCCGTCATACTTAGCCTTCACCTCATCGACTGATGACTTAGGATCACCATGAAACTCAGAAGGTATGTTAGCTTGGTTAGGTGCTTTGTGTGCCATACGTCCTGTCCATGCACCTATGCCCATAAACCTACCATGAATACGGCTATCGTCACCACAATGCCCAAGCCACTCCACCAGTGAGCTTCTGCGTCCTTCAAGGGTCAACCACTCAGTTAATCGTTTGGCTCCTGCAGGTGCTGTCTCAGGCAGTGTGCTAAGGTTTTCCTCAGATAGTGTCCACCCATACCTAGCAAACTTAGCCCCACGATCTTTTACTTTCTCTGTCATACGTAATGTGTCCTTTGGTTTTGTCCAATGGTTTCCAACCTGCATCCCATAGCCTTTCTATACGCATCTTAGGTGATGCAGGGTTGAACTCTACCCAATCATAGCATATTAATTGGGGTGGGTAAACTGATTTGTCAACCTTTGTCTTAGCATATTTTACTATTGCATTGACAACACCTGATACTGGTGAGCCATCTTTCTTCTTACGGTAGAGTATTCTATTCACCTCTTCTAGTTGTGGTGGAAAGTCTACCTGCAATCCTTCCTCTAGCTCTGTCATACGTAGTTCTATTTCATCTAGCAAATGGTCAGCAGGTTCTTTCTCGAAGTAGAAACCATTGCTTGTCATCTCTTCACATAGTATTTGTATGTCGTGTTCACACCTGATAGCATCCTTCCATACAGGGTCTTGTATAACTGGTAAGAACTTCTTGTATAGTTTAGTAGTGACAACCACATCCTGATGGCAGTAGTCAATCATCTCTTGTGTCAAGACAGAGAAATCATTGAAGTCCATCTTGAAGTCACCTAGTCTTTTACCCCATGCCTTAAGGCCATGCCCACCCTTTAGTCCGTAGTCTATAAGGCGAGACAGAACAAGAGTATCAATAACCATAAAAGGATTGATGCAATCTTTCTTGACCAACCTGTTGATAACACCAGCGTCAAAGCCAATCCCATTGTGGAAAACAAAACGGTCAACTGTACTACAAAACTCAATGAACCTGCCCCTTTCCTCTGGTATTGTATCCACATTCAAGAACTGGTATGTCTCTCCTGTGCCTACGTCCTGACCACAGACAACCCAAATGCGTGTAGCATCCAGTGCATCTGTCTCAATATCCATAGCAACTATCTTAGTCATCGTAGTGCCCTATTAAAATTTGTACAACTGTCACAGGCCATATAGCTGACACCATTGCAGCCCTTGTCTGATCCATCTCGTCATGCTTGTCAAGCAAATGGAAGATGGTAACGACATGAAGGTAGTGTAGTGCAGCACCGAATAGGTATATGACACCTGCGGTGATCATCCATATATCAGTAATCTCCATACTTTTCCTCTAGTGTGAATGACGCAGTGTTGAACTTGAGTTGACCTGCGTATCCTGTTGGGCCAACTGGTCTGTTCTTTGTGACCAGTAGCTTAGTTGTATTACGTTCATCAGCATCCTCTGCCATCTTGTCCCTCTGTAGTTCGACAACAACAGATGCTCGTTGCTCAATCATACGACAGTACTTGACAGCACCATCATCATTGGTGTGTCCGATAGTAATGATGCCGACACCTAACTCAGCAGCTAACTTAGACAGCCTGACAGATAGGTCAGCTAGGAATTGTTCCTTGCCCTCATCCCCTGCCATGTTAGCAGCTATGTCCTGTATCGGTTCAAAGAATATGTACCGAACACCACATGCCTGAGAAAGATACCTGATATGATTAAGAATGTCAAGGGGATCATCCTCATCATTCAAAAAGAATTGGTATAGCTTTTCGTCCTTGGTTAGGTCAACGATAGCTTCCTGTACTACTTCGTGTGCCTGTTCCTGTTCGATCAAGTCCTTTCGTGTCACGTTAGTACCTAAGTGATACGACACAAGACCTAAGATACTACGTAGCTTTGTCTCTTCCATATGCCATGCAGCGATAGGTATGTCAGGGTATTCCTTAAGGATATGGTACTCCAAGTACCGCATGAACTCCGTCTTACCTATGCCTGTCTGTGCCTTGAACAGGGTGAAGTGTCCCTGCATCAAGCCCATGCACAGATCATCGAAGTCCTGTATCCCTGTCTTGACGTAGACATGGTGCTCCGCATTGTTGTACAGCTTAAGAAACTGGTCAGAGGTATTGATAATATTCTCAGGTGTATACTTCTGAGCATTGAACCAAGCATGAAAGTATGACTGACGTTGACCTGCCACAAGGAACTCGTTAGCATCCTTGTACTTATCGTGCTGCATACGATAGACTTTGTTAGGGAATAGGTTAGCTATCCTCTGAGCTATCGAATTACCTGCGTCATCATGTTCTATTGACAATACAATCTTGTCGAATGACTTAAGCCAATCCGTTACGTTAGCCCATATGCGTTTGCTAGGGTTACTAGATGGCAGTGACACAAAGGCTGAGTTGTACTTAGGATTACGGCACATCTGGTATGCTGACATAGCATCCAGTTCACCCTCAGTGATAGTCACAATCTTTCCTGACCCTGCGTTCCACAGGTTCATGCCGAACAGTTCATCAGCCTTCAAGTCCTTGGCTCTGAAATCTTTTGGGAAGAACCTAGTCTTGATACCGCCAGATGGATAGGGGTAGTCTTGCTTGACCTCTTCCCCTGCACTGTTCAGGTATGTCTTGACCCCATAGAACTCCATTGTATCTTTGGATATTCCACGCAGCCCTCTGACCACAGGAGTTAGCACCTCAGTTGGCACTGGCCTGATGGTCTGTTGTTGTCTTTGTTCTGTCATTCCGTTAGCCTTCTCTCTATATCCACAGTCAGGGGTGAAGCAGTGAGCATGACCGTCAGAATACCTAGCCAAGTTATCGGCTGACCCACACTCAGGGCATGATTCCTTACGGATAAAGGTACTCTCTTGCATCATATCATCACCGCCTCAAACACTCCGTCCCAATACGTTTGCTCTAGAATGTCTATTATAGTCTTGTATTCTTTCTTTGTCAAGACATCTTGTGACCACTCATTACCTTGTTCATCGTAGAGGTAAAGGATACGCAGCTTAGGTGGATGTTCGACAACCCATGCGGTTGGGCTATCTTCCCAATCATCATAGTAATAAACTCCATCAGTTACTACTTGCCAACTGACTTCGTAGTTCTCACCTCTGATTGCAACGTCAATGTTATCCATTTTATTTTTCCTCTTGACAAGTTAGAAGAACACTTGTATAATAGGGCTTGCCTCTGGCAAGGGTACATATGCACTATACACTATTCTGATGTGTATGTCAAGTCACCCTTGCTGATCCTACTTATATAATATTCTTCTGCTTCACGTATTTGTTCCTCTGTTTCCTCTAGCCAGTCAGCTTCTAAGATACGATCATCTAATTCACTGACTGACCTAGGGAGTATAGCAGACTTTTTCTTTTTATTATCTATTCCCATTTACTTTCCCATTCTTCCTGAGTTATGCCAGTCATTATAAACCCTCTCTCATCTGGTGTCAAGTCAGGCATGACATCTTTGATAAGACTACCACCTTCCCATTCATTGATCTGTTCCTGAGTGACATCAATATCCATTGTAGATATATTACCTGTCAAGCCAGACCGTCTTATGATAAGCATTGGTTTGTCTCCTTTAAGTGTTTCCATGCTACGTCTGTAACATTTTCTATTTGATAAATCAACTCCATAAAATCCCAATTCTCGTAGGGTTCATAGGTGTTTTCCTTTACCCAATGCTCTAGTGTGTTGTCAGGTAGACCGTTCCAGTACTCAGGTAAAGGTGTTGTCAGAAATTCACCTGACATTTCCCTAAGCAATTTATCATATGTCATATCAGAAACTTGTCTTTGTCATTGACTTGACCATACGTGCTGTACGTGACAAGACTTGACGTTGCTTTTGTACTTTAGTCAACTCTTCCTGAGCAAACCTAGCATCTCTGACACCAACAATTACTTTGGCCTGACGTAGAACCTGACACCTATAGACAACACGGTTGAAGTATTCATTGTTGTCAAGTGCAATTTGTTTCATTGTCTTAGGCCATCCGTTCTCATAGTTGATACGCAATGCGTCATCAATGCTTGCATAGTTGTACGAGTGGATCATTGCCTTGGTCATATGTCCAGTGTAGCTTGTGTACAGGTTAGGCATGTTAGTTTTTACGATAGGATTAGTCATTGTGTTTTCCTTTTGGTTAAGGTTAGATTGATACGATACATTCCACATGATAGGCTGAAACTTTACGGCCCGTCAAGAGTTTTTTATTGGCACGATTACCTGCGACATATTTGCACCACGTATTCCACCAATAGGCACTACCCTTTTGTTGTGTCAGCTTTACATAGCTAGCAACTCTTTTGTCAATTAGTGCCTTGCTTGCACTCTTGCTGATTGTGACTTCAGAGTATTTCATTCCTAATCTTTTCAGATTGTGACTGTCGATGCAAGCCACATTGAAACCTAAGCATTGGGCAACAAAAGCTGCCTTGACCATACCTAAGTTAGGTACTTTCATCAATAGTTTGATAGCTTCTTCACAAGTCTCAGGCTTTCTTGCACCTTTTTCTAGCAGATACTGTAGCCTTGACCATAAGAAATCTTTGTTGTCTCTGGCATAGACTAAGCCGCATCCTTTTTGGCCCCAAAGAAACTTTGATTGAATGTCATTAGCCTTTATGTCTTGACGTTGTGCCTTTACAGTAGATAACCCTGCCTGAATTGTACACAAGACAAATTCTATTACATCAACTAGGCCATCACTGCCTTTGTTACTTACGTGTTCTTTGATTAGTCCTACATCTTTGCGGTACATGGTTTCACCCTTTCTCTATGTGTTACCTTACATTCCATAAGTGTTTAAAATTTCTGTGGCATAATCAAATGCCTCTCTTTCATCTTCAATACCGTAGCAAGTAAAGCAATGATAGTCAACCCATTCACCACCTATAGGTGTTTGAAAGTTAAATGTAGCTTGACCATTCCATTCAATCCGAATGTGTTCGCCGTGGTATTCTAATTCTAAATGATACATTT